AGAAGATTATCACGTCTTCATCCGTTGCGACTTTACAGTAGTGGGCAATTAAGTCATCAGCCTCGTTGTTAATCATCTCAACTTGGCGTACGAATATCTCCTCGAGGTATTGTTTAACTCGAGATTTTTGTTGGAGGTATGACTCGTACTTATACTCGTTCATATCCTGCCTTCTATTCTCCTTATATTGGGGGTATATAGATTTCCTAATTGATGAGTTCGAATCACCATCCCAAAAGACCACAACCTTATCCAAGTTGTGCTCTTCTAGAAATCGTCTTAAGATGTTGATGAAATGATAGAGTCCTCCTAAGTGGTCTCCATTATTATACAACTCTTTAACTCCGTGAAATCCTATCTTAAACAGATTGTCTCCGTCTACTAATAATGTCTTAATCACTGGTGTGATTTAAAGGGTGAAACAATAATACTAATCTTCTTTTTCTTCTTTCAAATCGAAGTCACCATCAGTTCCGATGATGTCCTTCCAATAGTCCGCGTATTCTTTTTTGTATTTTTCCAATGAAGTTTTTTCTTCACTAGCTTCTTTACCTGCAATGAATCCGTGTGGTGTAACAATAATCTTTCCGTCGTCATAACCTAATCCATTGATGTGGTTCTTCATTACAGAAACTTTTGTTCTTGATGCGAACTTAATAGTTCTCTTATCTTTTGTTGCGGTAATTTTAGTTGTACCAGCACCTTTTTGGTTTCCGAATAAAAATACTAACGATGAGTTCAACCAAATGGCCTCACCACCTTTAGCTTTAATCTTTGGTTGTCCAAATGGATTGTCAGGTAATTCAACCCATGGTTGGTTAACAATAACCAATGTGTTTTCGTATTTAGAATCTGATTTACGAGACCCTGAAATTCTTTGGTTAATACCCATACCAATCTTGTCGGCTAACGTACTTGCGTTGTGTTGTTTACCACCCTTACCTTCGAATGTCATCTTACATGGTACAGAACCAACTGAGTCCCATAAGAATAACAAACTGTAGTCCAAGTTACCTTTCTCTTGTTCATCTAACAAGTTGTTGATGTAGTCAGTGATTTGTTCGATGTAGTTGAAGTTATTGTTGAAGATGTAAAAACCATCCCAATCTAACTCACCTGTTTCTTCATCAACTACTTCCTCACAATCAAACCCCATCAATTTGGCGTGTTCGAATGACCATTTTTGTTCTGTGATGATAAACACAGGAAGGATACCCTTCTTTTGAGCATCGACCGCAGTCTTTACAAGTGCAGTAGTCTTACCTGTATCTGAGTGACCAAGTAACATATTCAAATGTCCAACAGCAGGACCTGGTAAACCAACAGCATCCAAGAAATCAGGACCTAAGTCAAAAAACCTTTGAGGTTTATATTTCGCTGATGTTGAGAATTTGTCTTTGATAGACTTAAAATCGTTTTTCTTAATTGCCATTTTCTATTCTTTTAATGTTGGGTAACTTGTTTACTTTGTTTCTGTTATAAAAGGTACTGTCCTCTTCGTAAAGAGTTCCAATTTCTTCTTCATGGAAAGTTACGATTCTAATAACCGAAACACCATCCTCGTCTTCATCTTTTAACATACCAAATAAAACAGTATCACCAATCTGCTTACTTCTACCTGAGAAGTATCCTTTATCTTTTAGTTGACTCAAGATTTCATAGGACAATATTTTATTGTCTCTCAACTGTAAGTCAATTTCTTCTTTAAACGTCATGTGATAAAATTAAAGGGTGGGGAGTTCCCACCCTTGTTATAAATTAGAACGGTAAGTCTCCGTCTGGTTCGTCATTTGCTTGTGGGTCCGCAGCTACAGCTGGTTTACCACTCTTAGATGCTCCACCACCAAATGATTCGGTTTCAACTGTAGCGTTCTCATAAACATATCCACCCTTTTCAGTACTCCATTTTGGAGTCTCTCCACGAGCGATTGCTTCAAGGTAGTCAACAGGTTTTTTAGAATAAACATCTAGCCAACTTAACTCATCATTAACCCAAGCAGTAGCTTGTGCTGCGTCTGTGTGAACAGGAGCTGGGTCATCATACATAATCGTAGATACGGTTGTGTATTCTTTACCTGCAGGTGTTTTAGATTTTGCCAATTCGATAATTAAATCACGACCTTTTTCAGAGTCAGTGATATCACCTTTGTTTCTCCAAATTGGAATGATTTTATCTAAAATACCATCATTCTTGTAGTTGTGTTTGAATCTCCAAAATTTTGGTCCGTCTTCTTCCTTGTCTCTATCTATAACTTTTACGATATAGAACTTACGAGAACGGTATTGAGCGGCTAACTGTTTGTCAGACTCTTTACCTGTGGCAATCAACTCTTCGTAAACCTCGTTTAAAGGTGAACGCTCGTTGTCATTCTTTCCTGGGTCGTAGAATTTTTGCCATTGACCACCTACTTGGATTTCGTGGTACCATGCCTCTTTGAATGGTGAGGAACCATCTGTGGTAGGAAGGATTCTTACTCTTCTCTGACCTGACTTCTCTTTATCCCCAAGGATTAAAGCGAAATACTTTTTCATTCTTTCGTCTTGCGACATCTTGTTTTGGGCCCCGCCCGATGAACTTTGTGATTTTTCGTACTGTGCCAATACGGCGTCTAATGAACTCATGTTTTTAAAATTAAAATGATTAAATTGTTTTATAAAGATAGGTGAAAATATGATATAGTCAAATAAAAAAAGGTGTCTTTCGACACCTTTGTTATTATCTAAATGAAGTTTTGTAACTTTCTTTATCTTCCCCCCCTCCAGGTTGGAAAGAGTTCTTGATGTCGTTAACGTTGATGTCTTGTACCTCGTCGGAAGTTAAAACATAATCATTTTTTCCCGTCTTTTCCATCTCTTCTGACTTATCATCAAAAAACTGTGAAAGTTTTTGATTGAATGGGTATGAGTCGTATGTTCTTAACTCTAATTTTTCTTGTGGAGTTTTTTCTCTGTATTTCTCAATCTTATTCTCAAGAGTGTTTAACTTAGTCATAATGTTATCCATCTCACCAAGTCTTGACTGTAAGTCGTTTAATTGTGAAAATAGATTTTCAAAATACTCATCTTGTTTTGTTTGAATACTTTTTTGAGAGTCTACTAATTCAGTAATATCAAGTTCTTCAGAATCACCTTCTTTCGCACTTGCCTCTTCACTATTACCTTCGTCGTCAATTTTTTCTACGTCGGGGTCATTCTCAACATCTAATGGACCTGATACAGGTGCTCCAGGTGCTGGTGGTGGAATCGCCGCTGCGTCTGATGGTGGTGGTGGAGCTCCTGCTCCTGCATCACCTGGTAGTGGAGCTAACGCCCCTAAATCTTCTTCAGGTGTTGTTGGAATTTCCTCCGCCTGTTCTGTGATATATTTGTTGATACTTCTGTATCTGTCTATTTCACTTAATATTTTTTTATCTAAACTCATTTTTTATCCGTTTAATAATTGTTTTAATCCCTTATCGGTTTCAACCATAACTTGTCTGTTAACGTAAGTACTGTTGCCCTTTCTTTCGATAAGACCATCACGTTCTCTTACTGTATAACATTGGCCCGTTGCTAAGTCGCAAACTTCTTTTGTTCCGTCGTTATTATCTTTCTCAGAATAATTAATTTTTTTTCCAAGATAATTACTGATTGCTGTATTAATGTCCATAATATTCTTTCTATATAAATATGTTGTTATGTTATAAAGTGAAAGATGGACCCAATACGGTTGTCTCTACACCATTAACTTTGTATTTTAATTTAAGTCTAAATGTACCTATAGAATTAACAGTACATTTATATGTGTATTTAGTATCAGAACCTTCTGTGAATGTTGCAGATACAGTTGTGTTATTCATATCTACAACACTTTGACTCACTAAGTCTTGAGGGTTATATGTTAGAACATTGAATTGGAATGACTTCCATCCTCCTCCCGATTTAACTACATTATAGTATTGTGGTCCTGTTCCTTGTAAGTTAACTCCCTCACCTAAGAAAGTAATTGACTCAACTTTAGTTTCTGATACAATCACAGGGTCTCCAACCTTTTTAGTTGTTTGGAAGGCATTAAAATTATAACTTAACGAAACATCTTGTGGGTTAATTGTTTTATCCACAGGTCTGGCATATAAATTAATTTCAACATAAGCTTTAAGGTCTCTTTCACTATAAGAACTTAACCCTAAATCATCAATAATATCTTGTTTAGTGATAGAGAATTCTTGTTGGTCGGCACTTACGTATCCTGATAATCTACCACCACCACCATAAGATACCGATATAGTGTCTTCTATATAGGTATTATTTGGACCAGGTTTTAAACTAACTATTCTATCATTGTAACTTGGTACTGTATCAATTCTCCATGCCCCTGCTGCAGGATTAACTCGAACCGTTAATGTATCTGTACTACCATTTGATGTCTTAGTATTAACCGTTTCGATAAGTGTTATTGGTTTCTTATCTTGTGGGTTAGGGTTTGTTCCCGTTAAATTATTTGGACTTGGTGTTGATGATGACGTTTGTGTTACAGTTGTATCTATAGACCCTCCTGGTGTTAAACTAGCAACACCGTTCAATGCAGGGTTATAATTGAATAACGTAGACCCTGTAAATGAACCGTGGTCAGTTTTAACCTCAATTCTTCCATTAAGATTAACTTCACCTGTGAATACTTTAGGTACTATGAAACGTATCATACTATCACTAAACACAGTAACATCTTTCTTAGGTACCACAACACCCGCAATTTTAACCTCACTAGCCGTTGACAAGTTACTACCATTAACTTGTACAATAGTACCTGTATAACCCGCAGTTGGTGTAAATGATTTAAGTGCTGGTGGTGGACAAGTTAAGTCTAATGCCGATGTTCCACTTGTTCCTGATGTACCGCTAGTTCCTGAAGTTCCACTTGTTCCTGAAGTTCCACTTGTTCCTGAAGTTCCACTTGTTCCTTTAATTTCAGTTACTTTAATAGTCGCTTTCAAGTCTTTTGAGTTATCAAGACTTGATAGTCCAACTTTAACCGCTGAATTTATTGCCTCATATAAAGTGTCTTTAGTTTGTTTGAATTCTGATGTGTGAGAATCATAATATTCTGAAGATATGTTAGAGTCTGGCCAATAACAAACATAGTATTTGGCTAAACCAATTTCCAATATTTGAGGTACTCTTTCTCTTAATCTATTTGACATAAATCTCACGTAGTTCCCAATAGTTGTGAAATGGACTATCGGTAAAGATTGTGATGATGAGGCGTTTGATTTAGATTTAACACAACTGTATCTTTTTTCCAAAGTAGAGTTAAGACCACCCCAATCTGTATTTAACGAAATTGTTGCCAAGTTATTATTCCAACTATTAAACGCCCCTAATCCACTGGTAGAACTTTTTTGGAAACTTCTCATATATGATAAACAATATATGATTATTTGTAGCTCTTTATTGTTAGGGATTTCAGTAAGTAATGCGTTAGCTAATTGTTGTGGTGTAAATTCTGTTAAAGTTGCCGCAACTCCATCTCCAAATCCTGCATCCGCAAAAGTTTTAAGTACATTACTTTTACATGCGTTTGGAGTATCAAGAGTATTGTCAGCCTTTTGAGGTAGTGTTGTACTTTTAACGGTGTTAGTTGTTCCTGAAACCGTAACACTATCTTTATTAACTTTAAGAAGTTCTTCTAATTTAGTTATAAGGTTTTGGTTAATACTCTGTAGGAAACTATCTATTGCAGGTAAATCAAATACCCCTTGTCTAACACCTGTAAATGTTGTTTGGAAGTTACCCGCTTGAATTGAATGTTGAACATCCTGAATCATATACGGTCCATTAAACATTGGTACGTGTCTAAGGTTGAAATACATTGTTGGCTGTATTAAAGCGTTACCTAATGACACAACTGAACATTTATAGCTTCTTTGTTTGTATAGGTTATATAAACTATTATTTTGTGTAGCGGTTTGTCTACCTGATGCTTGGTCAACCATATTCAACTGAGTGTTAATTGACTCAGATGTCGCAGTACCATTGTCTTGTGATACTGAGAATGAAAAGAAAACATTTTGACTTCTAATACCAAGGTCCACAGTAAATCCAACACACTTGTTAGAAACTGCCCAATCTTTTTTACCCTGTTGGTTTTCCAATAGAGGATTCTCAGACGCTCTTCTCATTTCAAATCCATCGTCTCTAAATTTAAAATTACCTTTTGGTAAGTCCAAATATTGAGATGGTTTACCCGCATAAAAACAAACCATTTTAGGTCCTGATTTTCTATAATCAACATCTAAATAAGTTCCCCATAAACTGTCGGCAAAATCTAATGAACCTTCGGCTTTTGGTATTGTTGTACCATCAACATCTTGTACATTATAAAAATTAACATAAGCA